TTTGCGCCCGCAACAGGAACGGTCTGCAAATCTACATAACCAGACGTTGAGCCGTTAATGCGAAGCGATGTGATGCTAGACGCAGGGATGCCGGCAATATTGTCTTTTGTCCAGATTGTAACGCTTGCCGAGGTCTGCAACACAAACTTGTAGCTGCTACCCGTAGTTAAAAAAACTTGGGCTGTCACGCGCCCTGCCGAATCAAGCACAATCGGGTTGGTGTTAGGCGTAGCGCCAGTGCTGTCGGTATATGTTGCAAGCGGTGTAGTTGTCCCCGCGGCGTAAGTATATAGCAGACCGCCCGTCAACGGATCGCCGTTGTCGTCGAAGAACTGCCAGCCTGCACCGGCTAAAGGGGAAAGAATGACTGCCATAGCCGCACCCTACATTGATTTTTACTATTGCACAAGTTGGTAAGTAGCCGTGAAAGAATAGACCGTTGACGTTGTATTTGTAGCCGTAAACCGAAATTCAAGTTGATCATTCGTAATATCAGCCAAGATAGCGCCCTGCGCTGTACCGCCTGCGGTGGTCGTAGCAAACGTGCCTGCGGCTTGACCGGAAAACGTAAATTTACTAGCAACCGGCAGTGTCATTTTCAAATTACACGCGCCTGTAGCCGTAGCCTGTATCGTAACTTGACCGCTTACCGTAAGCACGTTGTAGATTTGAAAATACTGACAAATCGCGGGCGTGCTAGACGCGATGTTGGTCGTGTTAACCAATGTTGGCGTATAGACATCGCTTATTATTGTGTTCAGGTTTTCAAAAAACCGAAACCAAGCGCGGGAAACTAATCCTGTAGTCGGGTCTGTTAGCGGAACTTGTGTGGTTGGGACGCGGTTTGCGTTAGGCACTTGAGCCGCTCAATAACAAATTTGCGCCAACGATAGCTATCTTCACAGGATCTGTTCCTGACACCTCATACACCCGGTCGCGCAGTTTATCGGTCATACCAAGCCGACGCCAAAAGGTACGAGTGCCGTAAGCACCAATAGCGCCCATTGACGACCAATGCTCATTTGACCATGTATGCCCGCCATCGTCCGACCAACGAAGCATGGCTTCAGGGATATCGCCCTGCCCGCTGTTAAGCCCAACGCCTGTTTCAGCGTCAAGCTGAAGGCTGTGCTGGGCTGTGCGGACAAGCGTGTTCTGGTCTTGTGGCAAAGCCCGCCATGAACGAAGCCAACGCTGTGGTTGGTCATCATCAGAATAATTTTCCAAATCAAACGCATAGACGCGGCCGTCATTGTAATCGCCAACGATAACTTCATGGTTGAACGCCATCTGGCAATTAGAACGATGACGGGTATACTCCCCGTTTACCCACGCAGCCCGTTCATGCCAGTTTTCGGTCGCGACATCATACACCCACGTTGCACCGGCAGATGGAAAGATCAGAACGTAAAAGGCGTGGCCGTCCTGTTGGTAGGTGTAACCGATAGCATCCGAGATATCACCGTACTGTTGAATTTGCCATTCAACAGCGTGCGTTGAAACACGTTGGCCTGTGTAGCCGTTTGTGCGGTAGACGATACCCTCGCCGCGTGCATCGCCGCCAAGCCAGAACACGCCGTTGTCCAGTTTGGCGACAGAGTATGCAGCTACGCACCCGATTTCGTTGTAAGCGCCCTGAATACGGGTTAACGGAAAGCCCGCATTGCCCGCGTCGTACCAGACTTCGACCGAGTTCGTACCAAACAGCCATGCCTCGCGATGGTCAATGATAAGCGAGACAAGGCCGTCAGGCGAACCTTCAGCACTGGCAAAATCGAGCGGATCTACAGACGATCCATCAAGAAGAACCGTTGTCCATACGCGCTGTGAGTCAGGCTCGTTAAAAACAAAATACCCGTCCAGATATCCAACCGTAACCGCGCCGGGGAAATCAACGTCGGTAATAGGTGCGAATATCAACGTCGTCATGTTGAAGATGTAGCCATCAGGGTTGGAAGCAATAAACAATTGCGTCCCGTTGTCCGCCATCGACACTTGGCCCGTGCCGCTAACATACCCGTAAACTTCTGCGTTGTAGCTTGTGTCAATGCGGTAGAACGTATTGCCTGATATAACGTAGGCGTACAGTCCGTTAGGGTCAGGCGACCACAGCCCTCGAATAGGCCCAGTGCCAAGGGTTGCAAGCAGACGAAGACCTGGAGCGCGGTTCAAGAACCCCGCTGTCTTGCCCGCTTGAGGTGTAGCCTCTGGAAACAAATTAACCATGCGGCTGTCAGCAGCGTTAACACTGCGAGCAACATAGCTTTGGCCTAAGATAGGCGTTTGCATTATGCGTGACCTTTAACGCTAAAATTAAACATACTTAGTAGTTCCCTGCAAAAATATTGAACCTTTGACGAGTTCCAACAATTGCGTATGGAATAGACATGACATCATCAGGATTGTTAATGCGCTTCAGATTGCGCTTAGATGTCATTGCAATGCGTTGCACTTGCGGCGAAGGCTCTACGCCAAACTCAGCCGCAATTTCACAAGCGAGATTGTATTTGAACGCCCTGAGATAGCCTGGCGGGAAGGCAAGTGTAGTGGACAGCAATGCGGGCTGGGTTATTTCCTCAACAGAAATGAAATGCCACTCAAGCACCTTGGTAGGCTTGGGGTACACATACATCTCAATGTTGGGGTAGCTCATGTTAATCCAGATCACTTGCGGGTATGTGCTAGTGACTGTTTTAACCGCAATACCGTCGTATTGCTGTTGATTGATAATCTTGATGCCGTAAGAGATGCCCGACGCCGTATCAATAAAGTATGTGGAGTCATCCAGAAGTATTGGACGGTTGCCGACAAAATCACCGGAAGGGCCAAGTGTGCGACTAAGGACGTTAGGCGGCCAACTAAAAACTTGGTCTTGTGTAGAAAAGACAGCCAGTCGTTCTGTGTTCCACGAATCAATCATTTGATTAAGCGCGGTAAGAGCGTCCTGAGACGTTGCCGCAGTAGGGGTTTCGGCTTCTGCAAGCTGACCAATAAGCCGCAAAGCGCCGTTGATTTGATCTCCTGCGGTAGTCGTCATGGTGGCTCCTTATGCCTCGTCTGGCTTACGACGACGACGTACTTCTAACTCATTTGTGCCTTGGTTATCAACTGGTTTATCTTTAACCCGTTTCCAACCGTGTTCTTTATCTTGTTCAACTTCCATTTCGGAAATAGCAATTTTTTTGCCGTGTACCGGATGTTCAAGAAGAATGTGCATTTTTTCTCTCTTATTGGGGGCGGGAGTTACCCCGCCCCGTTTTTATTACGAGATCGCGTAGAGCGCCCAAGCCCCATCGCTCGTTTTACGAGCGCGGAATGAACGAACTGTACCGGCAGTCGCCGCAACGGTCATAAGACCCTGCGAACCAGACGAACCAATCGTCCAACCTGTGTTGGTTGTCACCGTAATAACGCCAGAACCCGTGACGTTAATAATACGGAAATCGAAAGTTGAACCGGCTTTAGAGTTGGTCAACGTACTATCAAGGGTCGTTGCGAGCGGAAGCGTATATGCTGCCGTCGTTGTTGGCGAACCAAGAACAATGCCGTTGATCACCTGAGTTACCGTCAAAGTCGCGCTGTCTACCGCAGTGACTGGAACCGATATAGCAGACATTTTAAGTTCATCAAGATTGCCATCATTAAACTGATAGCCGCCGCCTACAGAAGGAATAGCCATAGTAATTCTCCACAAGAAAGAAGGAAAAACTCAGGGCGTTATGCCCTGAGTTAATTAACCCCAGATACGCGCTGCCATAGGCGCACGCACCACGGAGAAGCCATACAGCACGTCAATACGGCAAGGCATACGGTCATTGTTGATGTCGTACTGACGAACAATACGCAGCGAGATGCCGTTATGAACCTGACGAGATGCCATATCCACGCCCTGTGGAAGCAGAAGATCCGCGCAACCAAGCGTGATAGCGTTCTTCTGATATACAAGGTTCTGTGGGTACGTCGTGGACGCTGCACCAAGCACCGTGACTGCCGCGTTGTCAGCAGGGAACGAGTCCACTGTGGCAAGCGCGTTAGTCGAGGTGTAGATGGCAGGCGAGATTGCAATGCTTGTCCACGCGCCCGAAGATGCCGTAGCAAGGGCGGTTACAACAAACTGCTGCAAGCTGCCGGTTGATTGACGGGTCTGTGGGTTGACGGAGTACACGTTAGCAATCGTGAACACGTCGCCGGCAGCAAACGTAGCCGAACCTGTGCCGCCATCAAGGTTGATGGTAGCCTGGCCTTGCGTTGACACAGCGCCATTGACAAGGATCGTGTCCGAAGCCGAACGCGAACCAGTGGTGTGCTGAGAAATCGACTGAGACATATTGATCTCGTCGTAGCCAAGAACACCTGTACCCATGAGGCCGTTTTTGAACTGGCGGCTGATGGTGTCAACTGGGTTAAAGAAGCCCTTCATGCCTTCAACAAGGTTTGCGTTAGCCGCAGGGTTAACTGTTGCATAACGATCATTCATTGGAGAGGCATACTCATTGAGCTTCTGCTGTGCCTGAAGAAGAACTAGCGACGTAGAAGGTGTCGTGCCTGGGGTTCCAACAGACGAGTAGATGCTCTTGTATGCTGTAGCAACGTCGGCATCGACCGAGGAAGCCAACTGGCTGATACGAGGCTTGAGAACACGTTCAGCAAAGTCATCCAACTGCATCGTCAATTCTGCCGATGTGAAGTTGACGCCGATGTGCTTCTGCGAAGCAACGGTCAGTGTTGTGAACTGCTCGTTGTCATCCTGCACCTGAAGAGCAGCGCCGTCAGTAACGAGAGCGCGGTCTGGGAGACGGATGCGGAGCGTCGAGCCGATCTTTGCGCCTTCAACAGCGAAAGAATCGTCATACTGACGGTTGCAGTTACGGGTGATCACCAGGTTGTTCTCAAGAATCTCAAGAGCCTTACGGGTGATCATGTCGATAGTAAGAATAGAGTTCGCCATGATTTAGCCTTTCAAAAGCTGTGTTAACGGTGTGCCGCTTCCCACTTCTTTCTCTGCCTGAGCCGGTCTGCGGCAATCCATTCCGAAGGACTCATTGTCTTTATAGACCGAGGGTCGGTGGTGTCGTAGGCCGGGTTTCCACTGTTTCTAGCAGTGACAGGAGATATAGGACTAGGTGCGCTCGTTGATCTTTTAACGGGTGGATCTGTGACCAATTTGGCTTCGATCCGTCCAATTTCCTTGGCTTGTATCATTGGTTCAAGGCGTGAAATCCGGTCAGCTTCTTTTGGGTTAGCCCCTAAGTAGTACGCTACTTCAGGGCCAATCTCGGAAGCCTGTATTGTCTGGGCCATCACGGTCGTAATTGTAAGATTAGGATTGTACGCGACTTGTTCAAAGTCCTCGTACTTGTCCCTCGCATCCTCTTCACGATCTTGATACGCCGAAACAATTTCGGAGTGTCTTGCCTGTTGCTGCCGCGTTTGTAAGATCTGCTCTGCTCTAGCTTCAGCATACTCGTCAACAGTACCAAATTGATCTAAAGAAGGCGGTGTAACAGGTATTACAGGCGCCGGTGACGCTTGTTTTGCCCATTTCCGTTCTGCTTTAGCAAGCCTCTTGCTGACAATGGCGTCCAATTCTTCTTGTGTAAAAGTTTTGGCTGCTACGTCATCCGACTGTTGTAACTCAGGTTCAGGGGCCGTCGTCGCTTCCTGTTCCGGCGCGGGTACTACCGCTAACACATCTTCGTCAGACATTTTTGATCCTTGTAGAATCCTTGGTGAACCTCACCAATACGGTTACTCATACGCTACCGTAAACGAAGCGGACGTGCCGCCGAGTACGATATAAAGTCCTTTACTAAAAAACAGCCCCGCTGGAAAGCTCAAATATGAGGTTCCTGCGCTCACTGTAATAGTATCGGAAATCTTTGGGTCACCTGTGCTTGCTGCGCCAGAGTCGTACACTACCAGAGTGCCGACTGTTGAAGCAGAAACAAAAATCCCATAAAGTTTGCCTGCGCCAACTTTGATTTGTTTGGTGGCAGCAAGTTGAATGTAATTTGCCATGTTAGCTCCTTAAGCTAAAAATTTCAGTTTGTAGAGAGTGGACAGGTAAAGAGCCACAATTTCGTCGATGATGTTCTGCAACGCCGTGTCGTCTTTGTCTACGACCTTGTTGCGAACAGTCTCAATCTCGTCAAGTTGCTCTTGCAAAAACTCGGTGACATTGGCCGTCTTCTTGGCCGTCTGAAGCGTGATGCCGCCCATCAATCCATGCCGGCCTTGATAGGCTTCAGCAAACGTGTCAGCTAGGTCTACAATACCCTCGTAGAACTTCTGCAATGCCTTGTGCTTGGCGTAACTGCGCGTGTTTAAGTGAACGGAATGGGTTACATCCCGCGCCAAGAACAACAAACCTACAAAATCAGCGGCTTTCATTGCGGTATGGCTCCCATATCAGGCGGCGGCATAGCGCCCATGTCAGGCGGCGGCGTGCCGCCCATGTCGGGTGGGGGTGGTGCAGCACCCATATCAGGTGGGGGTGGTGCAGCAACCATATCAGGTGGCATTTGCATATCATTTTGATCCCCCGGCAGTTCTTGCCCAGGCATCTGATTGACGAGATCACCGCTTGTAATCATGCCATGCACTGTTCCAAGCACGATGTCCTGAATTTGCTCAGGTGACATAGACGCCTGAACAGCCGAGATACGCTTGGTTTCAGCGTCGTAAGCCTTAATCGTGGCTTCAAATTCTTTGACCGCCAGATCCTGCGCTTCCATTGACTTACCGACGTTTTGCAACATCTGGTGCATCTGATCCATCTCTTGACCCATCGCCTGAATCTGCTGTTCAGCGGCCTGCAACTCAGGCGGCTTGTCGTCGTTGGACAACAGCTTGGGATCAATCGTTTTGGCAAACCGCTTTGCCATTTCCTGAGCGCCGGGCCAATCCATGTTTTTGATGAACAGATCACCTGCCACAGCCCACAGTTGCGGGTTTCCTTGTAGAAGCTGAGACATCGAATCAAGAGCTTCCTGACGCTTTGTCATGTAGCTTGGGCCGGTCGTGACGCACACATCGTATTTGCCAACGCCTGGGTTGTAGATCTTGTCGATCACGATGTTGTCTTGGTTGACAATCTTCTTGATTGGCTCTTGCTGTGTCGGGTCAATCTTGACCATGCTCGTTTCGCCATCAAGCCCGATAATGCGGGCGATGCGCTGTGTGTCGTAAATCTTAGGAATGAGATTGACAATCTGACGGGTCGTGTAGCGGATGGCACGGGCCAGATTATCCACATAATGGTACGTTCCAACGTCGCCCTGCCGCTCGCGGGCCAAAATAGCCCTTCCAGACCGCTCATTTGACGTTTGACCGAGGCTTGAATCATACTGCCCAGTGGTCGCTTTAATGTCGTCAGAAGCGCCCATTTTAGCTTGAATAAGCCCTGTTTGAGCCATTGGAGGCATAGAACGCTGTGGAAGTGGCAAAACACCGCCCTGACCGTCTGTAACGTCGGGGTTTACTTCCAAATACGGCCAATTATTCGTATTGGCCGTCTTCCATTGCATCTCGTAGCCTTCAAACTGGCCGCCATACCCGATAAACGGGGCTTTTGGGGCCAATGCAAGCATTTCAGTCTCTTGAGACACCCAATAATTGTACATACGCTGGGCGTCTTTGGCGTTTCGTACCAATCCTGACACAAAAATACGCCCGTCAACTTCAAATTCGTTACCAACGACGCGGATGACCGGAATCCAGTCGCCTGCCCAGTCGTTTTCCTCAATCATCTCGTAACCGTTTGTCTTGCACCACTTGATACTGCGGCGCTGGACAGTGCGGGACTTGATTGGCTTGAGGCCCATCTCCTTGGCGGCTTTATCTTCGCGTGTTCCCTCGAACACAGCGTTGTTGCCGGGATACAGGTTCAGCTTGGCCTGCTCATAGGACGCATAGAAGTACTCGGCAATGCGTACAGTGTTCTCATTGACCCACTGCGACAGGTTTTCATCGCCTACGCCTTGCGTCTGGATGGACGACACCGGCATAGCGTCTGGAAACTGGCGCGTGTAGTCCTCAAGCAGCATATCTTCAGTGATGAAGCACCATTCCGCATCAGACCCGCACGGATCTTGAATGGTAGGATCCATGTAGACGCTGAAAGAGTTGCGGACACGGCCAATCTTGATGTCCTGATCGAACGAATCATCCGAGACGTATTCGGTCAAAAGACGGATGTAACCTTCGCCGTAAGTTACCTGGTTCTCGCACGCCGTGTCGTAGGCAACATCCGCGTCGGACATATATTCGATATGGCGTACCATACCATCAAAAACTTCCGCCACTTCAATGTCGGCATTGTCATCCGCAGGGATAACCTTACCGGCGGGGCGGTTCTGCCGTTGGTCGTTCGTCACCTGACGGACGTGCTGCGGCAGCTTGTTGATGGTCAGGCATGGCCGTGCGTTGATCGTCTGGCCCTGCACAGACCCGCGTGTTGCCAAGACATCCGCAGGCCACTGCCACTGATTGTCAGGCGAGCCTGCAAAGAAGCGTAGATCATCCAGTTCGTCTTCACGGCTTTCAGAGAACGCCGAGACGGCCATAGACAGACGGCTCCGCATAGTGTCAAGCACTTCGCCGGGGCTGTTTTTCTTGTTGCCCCCGCCGCTTGCCACACGTCCTGCCGCTGCTACACCTGAATAGTCCATTATTTCTTCTTACCCTGTGCTTTGCGCTGAACCGAATACGCAATGGCAAGCGCCTGTTTCTGGGGCTTGCCTGCCTTCATTTCCGTCTTCATGTTGGCTTTGAAAGCCTTTGGACTAGGTGACTTCTTTAATGGCATCACTTTTTCCTCGTCTTGGCAGACTTCTCAAACGCCTTGGCAGTAGGCGCGCCCTTAGCACCTACCTTACGCATCTTTTCGCCCGAACCCGCCGCTATTCTGGCTTGTTTTGCATGAATATTAGCGTAAAGACCTTTTTTCATCAGCATTTCCACCTTTTCATACTGGCCTTAGCCCGTTCCGCGTTTTTCGAGTTTGCCACAACCCCGCCCATCCTGGCGCAAAACGACTTCTTACGTCCTTCTTCCGCTTTAGACTTAGGGTTAGGCGCGGGGGCTTTAAGTTTAGACCCCGTTTCGCTGTTGTACTTAGCCCGTCCCTTAGCGGTCAGACCAGCGCCCTTGCTAACTGGTAGCTTCTCGCCGCGTCCGACCGATAGAGAGACAGACTTTGCCATATTAAGCGCAGTGGATAATAGCAAAATTAAGAACAACCGCTTCAGACAATGACGTAGCCGCTGTCATGTTGCGAAGCGTAAGAACCGCAGATCCTGCGCCCAAGCTCGACACATACGCGGTATATGCCGCAGCAGTCGCGCCCGACCCTACGTTCAATATAATAATGTCGTTTGAAGAAATAAAGCTGTTGGTCAGCGTGAACGACACTGCGGTAGCCCCTGCCAACGCTGCGTTGTTCATCGTAATCTGGCCCGCTGACTTGTTCAGCGTGACGCCGGTTGACTTGCTCGTCAACTGCGTGACTGCCCCCTGCGCGGCGGCGGTGTAGCCAAGCGTGCCGCTAGACAGAATTGTGTCCGCGCCGCTAATGTCCTGATCGCTGTATGCGATACCGATTGATTTGGTGTTACCCATAGTACTTCTCCTGTTAGCTGCCCATCCATGAATTGATGACGCCGTTTGATGATTGGTAGTTGTTCCGAGGTTTATCAACATATTCGCGATGTGCAACTGGAAAAGCAAAAGTAACCGCCAGTGCGTCGGCGGCGTCCGGGGATGCTAAACCTCTTGCCCGCATTTCCTTTTTCCCTTCAAGGAAAATGGTTCCAGACGAATTTGGCTTTTTTGTTGGCCCCAACAAGTCTGCCCTTAGCTGACGATCATCAGGAATGGACGCTGTTCGCAGCCAGTCCTTCATAGCGCCCCACATTTCAGCGCGTTTATTACCCCACATAACGGAGTTCTTGGCCTTCCAGCCAAAATTAACGCCCCGCACCTTGTACCTCTGTTCTGTTAATCGGTCAAGGATGCCGTAGCCTAGCCCACCCTCGTCAATTATAGATAGCACCGGCTTGTATTCCTCAATAGCGTCGATCACCCGCCCTACGATGGTCATGGTGTCTTCGCCTTGATAGCGTTTGATCGCAATGATGTCGCGCCCTTGGCGTACGACCAATACGGTCGCGTCCGTCCCGCCTCGCGCAGGGTCAATGCCGAGTATGATCGGAGCGGTCATGTCCTTATATCGTTCGCGCTTAACCGCGTCGGTTATGACATTAGGCGCGATAAACTGATCTTCGCCGGCAGATGGAAAGTCACCATAGACCTCAATACGCGCCTGTGCAGAGTCTTCGCCGTACTCGGCGATGATCTGCTCGTAGACGGCCTTGTCGGTATCTTCCACGTCGCGTGCGTCTACCTGGCGTGTTTTCCAGAAGTCGCGTTTCGCGTGAAACGTCTCGAAGAAGTAGCCTGTGTTGCGTCGCGGGTTGGAGAACGCCAGCCAGTACCTATCCAGGATGTTCTCGGTAAAGAAGCCCGCACCGACCGACCAGATCGAATCAGGTATGCCGCTCGCCTCATCAAAGATCAGCATCATACCGTCCATGTTGTGAACACCGGCATAACTGTCGGGGTTTTCGTCCGACCACAGTTTACCCTCAGCCGCCCAGTAACGTGTACCCTTCTTGAGATCCCGCTCAACCAGTTCGCATACCCATTTGGCGGGCATGAGCTTGGTCGCGCTGATTTCCCACCAGTGCGCGTTGATGATCATCGCCGCCCACTTGGTCAACTCGCCCCACGTCACGGAGCGCAACTGCGCTTCCGAGTTGGCGCTCACGATGATGGTCGAGCCGATGCGCGTCGATAGCATCCACAAGATTAACCAGCTGACCAGTGCCGACTTGCCGATACCGCGCCCTGAACTGACTGCCAGCCTGAACGTCTCCATGTCCAGCTTGCCGTTGTTCTTCTTAATGTGATCCGCTAGTTCGCGCAGGATCAAGCGTTGCCATTTGCGCGGCCCTTTGAACTTGGCCAAGGGTGTGTTGGGTTGGCCCCAAGGAAAAACATAATACACAAACGCTTCAGGATCGTTCGCTAACTGCGGTGACCACAGGCGGGTCATCAGTACCTGCTCTTCATTGGACTTATAAATCGGCAGTTGGGCCATTATCTTGGCCCGCGGGGTCTGCGTTGCGCCAAGATTTGCGCCGCCAATTGTTCAAGTTCGTTTATCGCGTCTTCATCATATCCTGTAGCCAAGATGTGTTTAGCAGTTTGCACTGCGGCGGGGTTATTGACCGCCTCTACATCACCAAAATTCTTTACCATCATTTGTCGGACTATGCTTTCTTCAAGGGGTAGTTTTTTACCCATCATAGCTATGCCCCGGTGCATAGACTCATGCACAGGGTTTGACGGCGTTCGTCCTGGCTGCGTCCATGTTTGGTCTGTATCAGGCATATATGCGCCTGCTTTATTGGCAGATTCATTGTCAGGTGAAAACGCCATCTTATTTATATCAAAGCCCAAACTAGCCAACGCGGATCTGCGCGATGCCAACCATGCGGCGTATAGTGCGTTGCGCGTCTTGGGGTCTAACTGTTCCAGATTTGTAGGATAGGCTTCTGCACGGCGTTTGTTGTTAATTAAAGATTTTATCAAATCGCCTCTGTTTACTTTATCTACCGCAGTATCTATAGGCACTACGGTTGCGCGGGCGTTCGGGTTGGTTAGCATACCCGCATTTGGGTCGCCGTATGTAGGATCGTATTGTTGCGCCCACATAACTTCTTCGTTTGTTGGAAAGTCGGTACGTCTAGGAACGTCTGACGACCCAAACAGGTTGTTAAGCCAGTTTGATATACTTCCATAATCAGATCGAAGCGCATTACTCGCCATAGCTCAACTCCTTAGTCGGCATATGTTCAATGACACGATTGGTTGCGTCTGCCAAGGCCTGCGTGATGGAGATCTTCTGGTAAATATCGACCGATATCTCCTGCTTGGCCGACCATTCATGCCGGTGTTGCAGGATGGCGAGTGCGGCCTTGGCGTCGCCCTGCTGGGCCGCGTTGTGCAGCGCCCGACTAGCCGTAATCTCGCTGTCAGCGCGCCCTTGCTTTTCTGCCAACTCCGCTACCGGATCTAGTTGGCACAGTTGCCGGTACTCCACCGGCATCAGCCCCGCAGCCAGTGCGAGCGAATCACCCTTCAAGCCAAGATACGCGGCGTCGTAGATCGACCGTAGCCGCGCCTCTGTAGCTTTGATCTCTCTAGGCTCGTAATGAAATGATTTCATGCGGGGTTTTATAACAG